CATCTACTGTTACAGTAGCAATCGTTCCATAGTCTGCAAATAATACTTTCTTTATGCCTCCAAAGGCACTTTTACAAGGTAGTTTTCTACCTGTTGTTAATAGACAAGCCATTGATTTTTATGATTTTAAAAAAAAAGGGTAAGTAGAATCCTACCTACCCCATTTTTATGATTATTAATTAATTATGCGTATGATACGATGTCAGAAGCAATTCCAAATTGGACACCACTTGTAAATCTCATTACCATTCTAACATTGTTTGAAGCATCCAAATCTGCCATATCTAAAACCTTAACTTCTTGAGTTGAGTTTAGTAATCCGGTGCCAAAGTATAGGTTGCTTTTCTGTGCAGCATACATTTTGTCATCAGATAATCCCGGGCAAACAAATATCTTAACTCCGTTTACAGTTAAAGACCCATTGTTCCACCATTGTGTCCCCATTCCTTGAACACCATTTGCCCCAAGCCCCTGTGCTCCAAAACCTCCTAATGCTTGAACATAAAGTTTTGCAGCTTTAGATGAAATGTATAAGAATAAATCTTCTTTTCCGTATAATGCAGCAGGAATAACTTCAACAACATCAGATAATTTTTCTACGATGTTAGCAGCAGTTAATGCAACAGATGTTAAAGCCTGACCTGCAGGTACATCTCCTGCAGTTACAGCAGCAGCGATTAATTTTTCAAATCCATCAAATGAATTTTTAGATGCAGCAGCAGTATCTCCTTGCCAAATGTTAAACTCAGTATTTTGTGCAACCTCAGCAGCAACGTGAGCAATCATAAAGTCTGCAAATTTTGGAGGTAAAGACTGTCCTAAACCATAGCCCATTTGCTGTGATTCCCAATCGTTTACAAAGTCATACTTACACAACTGCAAATTAACTTGTAATTCAGTTGGCTGTAAAATTCTTTCAGTTAATGTTATAGTTGATGTTGGGCTAAAATCACAATCTGCAGCAGTTACGATTGCATCTGTTGCTAATTTCTTGATTACTTCTTTAAAAGAAATGTTTGATTTTACTGTGATTCCTCCATCATCAATAGTTGATGCACTCAATAAAGCTGCAGCAATGTACTCCCCTGCAAATTGTCCTGCATAAGATGTACTGATGTTTGTTGTAGTAGCTAATTCTACGTTTTTTAATTTACTCATTCTATTTTATTTATTTAATTTGTTTAAAACTCTGTCTAGTGTTGAAGTGAATTTACCTTTTCCAAATTCAACTTTTTTCATTTGTTTGCTTTCCCCTTCAGGATTGTGCTTTATTGGCTTAGAAGCAGGTTCTGATAATTCAGTTTTAACTTCTTGATTAACTTCTTCAGAAACTTCTTCAGAAAATTCTTCTTTTATTGTTCTTGATTTAGGCTGTCTAGATGCTTGTTCTTCCATTTCAACTTCATCTTCTTTTTCCATTTTACCTTCCTTGTCAGATTTTAAATCTGCAATCGCATCCTCTAGGTTTTGGATTCTTTTTTCCATCCCTTCCCAATCTGCAACATCTGCCATTTCTTCTTCTTCTTTTTTTTCTTCTTCTTCTAAATCTTCAGTAATTTCTTCACCTTCTTCTGTTTCCTTTGCAGGAACTTCATCTGATACTTCTCTAATGTCTCCAATTGTACCTTCTTCTTCTACAACCACTAATCGACCATCTTCTAGTAAGTATTCGCCCACAGGCATTGCTACCTTCTGATCGTCAGTTACGATAAAAATTTCTTTTCCTTTTTCAAATGATTCAGCACTTACTACTGTGCCATTTTCTAGCTTCGTTTCTTCAAGTTTTACCTCGATGTTTAGAAGCGTTTTAATTTGATTTAACATTTCAGTTGATTTCATATTATTTATATAACGATTATTAATTTACTTTTTGCATTTTCAGTCTGTTCTTGTTATAACTCCTATCCCTTGTGCTTGCATAGAACCATCACAGCATTCAATAGAATACTTATTTGTGTCCCAACATAAACAAGCCCTAGAACCCCCTGTTGGACTTGTTCTAGATGGTATAAAAGTTTTTTTATTACTTGTATTTCTGCCCATTAATTAGAAGTTAAAATTTCTTTTATTTTTAATAACGTCTTTTTATCAATTTCACTTGACATATCTTCTTTAACTGCTTCTTTAGGAGATTCCATTTTGTCTGCAAAATAACCCTCAATAGAAAAACCCTTAACTTTATTTGTCTTAACATATTCATTCCAAATTTCTTCATTATTAACTTTTACTGCACCCATCCAAGTTCCAATAGGTACATTTAATCCATACTTTCTTGACTTGTCTTGTACCTCAGATTCTACTATCCAAGATTCAACTAAGGTCAAACCTTTTAAATTTTCATTGTGTTCTAAAGTTGAGTTATTCTGATATCCATTTCTTAAATACATCTGTGATGCTTTTGAAATAGTATCTTTTGAAAAGAAAATGTAATATTCACCTTCAGAACCTTTTCTATAAATTGGTTTGTTTGGAATTAATAAAGCACCTAATAAGATTCTTTTTTCTTTGTCTATTTCTGCTAACTTTATTTCTTCAGTTTTTAAAGCAACAAAGTCTGATTCGATGGCAGGTGATTCTACAATTGATATCGCTTCAATTCCACTTTCTTCTTGTTCTTCGTCTAATATTAATTCAACTATTCTCATAATAATATAACGTATTTAATTTTTAATTTTGAATTTACATTTGAATTTAACCACCAATAGATGCTTCATCAATAATGTTTCTATCTAATTCTTGTGATGTGGTTACTTCACTTGAAACAACAAATGCTTGAACAGGCTGTTGAGATTGACCACCTATTGCATCTGCTAATTGATTTGTTCCACTTGCTCCTACTATATTAAATGCAGGAGGAATTGACAAAGGTGCAGGTGATGGACTACCTGATGGTGTTGAACCCCCCCCTGTTACAGGTGGTAATTGAACACTTAATATTTTTTTTACGTTTGCTATTCCTGAAATACCAATTGCTGCTGCATTTGCAAATTTTAATGCAGTTTCAAATGGTGTTACTGTTGTTGCAGCTAATGCATCTGATACACCTCTATAAGTGTTTATAGTTGCTGCAGCTACTGCAAAAGCCTTTCCTGCTACTGTTTCTTTTCCTGCTATATTGCTAAAGTTTTCTAATACTGCAGCAGTTTTATCTAAGTTATCTTTTTTTGCTTGTGCTTCTGTTTTTGCAATTTTTATTTTTGCATCAGATATTTGCTTTGCCCTTGTTACACTTGTTTGCTCTGATTGTTCTGTAAATTGGTCTAATGCTATCTGTGCATCTATTTTAGCTTGAGTACCTGCATTTGCATTATCAACGATAGCTTGTAACCTTACAGCTTCCTGTTCTGCTTCTAGTACATCAATTTCTTGCAATGCTTCTAATCTAGCTAACTCGTCTTCTATCTGTTCAGCATTAAATCTTTTTTGCTCTATTGAAAGCAATGATTCACTTTCTAACTTTGCATTTGTTAATTCTATACCTTCTTTATCTAATGCATTTTTATTTATTTGTTGTTCTGACCTAAACCCTGTAACAGTTGCTGCTACTGCTTGAACCTCTGCCTCTGCTTCTAATACTGCAACATAATCTTCAGTCTTACCTGTTAAATCAAACTGTGCTTGTGCTGCTGCTTTTACCAACTCAGCATTCTTAGTCATTTCTTCTTCTTGCTTGTTAAGAATAACAGCTAATTCATCATTGGCTTTTTTTCTATCTTCAATACTTTTGGTTTCATCATCTCTAATTTGCCTTTGTATTTCTGCTTGTCTATCATATTGTTCTAATAATATCCTAGATTCTGCTGCTGCAACTTGTGCTGACTTTTTTAATGCTTGGTTTGTTTTAGCAGTTTCTAATGCTGCTTCTATACTTACATTTTTTAAACCATCTACAACCTTTGTACCTATTTCAGAAACTTCTGTAATTGCTTCCCCAAAATTATCTACAATATCAGTTCCTGCATTTACTGCAGCTTGGCCAACTTCTAAAATATCTGCTTTTGTTTCTGTTATTGCAAGGTTTAATTCTTTTATTGTAGCAGGGTCACCATCACCAAAAATAGATTTTTCCCACATTAGTTGTGCTTCTTGAACTGCCAATGTAATTCCATAAAAAGCTAGTTTCATTGGAGTTAATGCTATTGTAACAATTCCACTTACTACCTTTCCTAAAGCATCAAAATTTTCTGTTGCTGATGATACACTTTTATAAACATCTACAAAAACACCTACAATTTCATTAAATATAATTTGTGCAGTTGTGAAAATGGTATTTAAACCATCCATCACTTCTTGGTTTTCTTGTATTGCAGAAGAAACAAATTCAAACGCCTTTTGTAATAAGAAAATAACCCCTGTTACTTTTGCTATATTTTTAACTGATGTTCCTACTTTCTTAATTCCTTTAGCACCATCTTCTGCAGATTTCTCTACTTTCTTTAAAGCATCAGCAGTTTTTTTATTTGCAGATTCTACATCTTTTTCTAGCTTAGAAAATTCCTTTTGAAATTCATCTAAGTTTTTTACTGCTTCTTTGTATTTTAACTCAAATTCAATTTCTATTTTTTTCGCCATCTTATTTTCGTTTTTGTTTGCTTAATGCCTTCAGAAATTGATTCTGCTAATTTGTATTCCCCTTGTGCAATTCTTATATTTTCGGTTTCCCCTTTTACTATTTGCAGTAAATCAATTATATTTTTTATCATATTTTTTATGTTGTATATGCTTGTAAAATATTAGATGCTAGGGATTGATTACCATTTATATCATAAGCAATAACTGTAACAGGATATCCTGTTTGTGGATTTAAACCTGTAACATCATCAGAATAAGTAGATGCTAATGGATATGCCAAAGCACCTCCTACAGCAACGCCATTTAATAATAGTACATAATAACTCATAGTAGTTCCGTTAGGTGATGTAGAAGCATCCCAAGTTATTGTAAAGCCTGATGATGAATTATTAGAAGCAACTAAATTTGTTGGTGTTGTAGGAACTGATACAATTAAGTCTGCTTGTTTAACATCATTCAATAATTCAAATTCTGTTTTCCCTGTTGTTAAATTAGTAGTTAAAGAATTTATTTTATAATTGTTTTGCCCTAATTGAATCAAATCATTCAATTGTAAATTATAATAAATCTTCATAGGTAGGTATGCAGTAACTTTTGTTATTCTTCTACTGACATTAAATACATTCTGAATGTATGTCTTGTAATTAGTTTCAAATAAAGTATCAGTAAAAGATAATGGGTCCCCTACCTCATTTGCTTGGTATTCGTTAATCTCATTACCAAAGTGTATATTTGATTTGCTTGTGCTAGATTCTAAAGCTACAGCATTTGATGGAATAAAATAATCATCAATGTCTGAAACATTAGTAGATTCTGTATCTCTAATTCTAATTGCTGTTTCGTTAATTTGTCTTATTGGGTAAAATAATAAAGGCATTCCAAAATAAGGTTCTAAATTATCATCTACAAAAAAACCATATTGTACAGTCGTAGAAGCACCACCCTGAACATCATAAAGCCTTTCATATTGCATATGCTCAAAAGGTAATTCTATTTTATATTTTTTTGTAGGTGCATCGTAAATGTTACCATCTAAGCTGTAAGATAATGTTCCCCACCCTAAGTTATTGATTTGTTCAAATTGTTTCGCTAATAGCGTTCCTAGTCCCTTATATTGAAAGTCTATGTTTTTAAAAGGCAATGCAACATTCACAGTTGAAGTTTTTGTATCTAAATACCTATCAATATTAATTGGTTCTGCTGAACCTGCTGCATAATAACTGTCTAAAGTTCTAACTACAATAACCCCTAAATTATCTACATAAGCAGTTAAATTGAACATCTTAAAAAGCCCTGTAAGGAAATCAATGATAGACATTTTAGGCATCTGTTCATTAATATTAAAATCAATAAAAGCAGTTGTTTGAAATGCTGATGCATTAGAATAAATCATTTGACCATTTGTTCCAAGCCCTCCAATTGTTCCTGTAGTCCAACTTACAGTCCATTGTATATTTCCAATAGCAAAAAGCATATTTGTAGATGATGCAATTTGAACTGTGTAGGTGCTATCATTAAACGGAACTACAATTAATTGTTTTGCCCCTGTTCCTGTTACTTCACTAACTATCTGTGAGCCATCCCTTATAACTCTAATAATATAAGCATCTGTATTATTTGGAGGTGTTACATTTAAGTTTAAAAAAGATATACTATAAGGTGATTGTGCTGTTAAAGCTAGAATACCATTTGAAACATTTGATGTTGATGGTTGGCAATTTGAAGTTGGTACACAAACTGTTGTTCCTAATTCTGTAACTTGTGTAAAGTTTTGTAACACTTGTGATGGTGCATCTACTGAACCTTTTTTCCTATGAAGCCATAAATACAAATTGTTAAAATCATCATTTGTTGCATTATTAAAAAAGTCATCTGAAAAGGTTAGTGTTTGACCACCAACAAAAACCTCTGCTTGAATAGCATCTATAATTGCTTGTACTTTTATAGCATATTTAAACTGATTCCATTCAACACCATTATGGGTTGATGATGTATGTGGGTATAAATTTCTTATCTTTAAATCAGGGTCAGGTGGGAAAACAATATGACTGCTAGAATCATAAATCAATCTATTTGTATGGGTAATCAAAGGTACAATTATATCACCACTACTTTGAGTTGATTGCATTGCTGAAACTACATCTGAATAGCTATAAATTTGATTGTGTTGTGCTAATCCTGATAATGATGACAATTGGCTTTTTGCTAGAATATCTTTTAAATTTACAGTATTACCAAAGAATGTAATATTGTAAGTATGTGCTACATTGTTTTTTAACTTAACCCCATTTAATTTAATAGCACCTTCTTTAAAAGGTAGGTCATTTAATTCTAAGGTTGCAGGTTGTTTGTTTCTTGCATCATATGCAAAAGTAGTATCACCACTTGATACATCAAAATTATAAAAGTGTTTGAATATTTTATTATTTACATTAGAAGCAGGTACAGCAAAGGTCTTGGTAAATTCAGTAAATATCTTCCCTATGTCTTTTACATTCTGCAAAGTTTGGGTAAATGAAACATTTTCATCCTTAAACAAATCTACCCTTTGACCTTCAATGTATAATTGTAGTTTTTGCATCTATCGTATGTTGTTTATGTAATCATATGCTTCTTCAAAATCAATTGTATATTCTATCAATCTATCATTCACAGAAGTCTTAAATGCCATTGATGATGTTTTAACTTTTACAGGAGTAGTAATATTAACCCTTCTATCCTCCCTGCTTGGTATTTCCATCCATACATATTCTGATAATAGTAACTGCTCAAAAAATTCATTTGCAAATTCAGGGTAAAACCCACTACTTAATTTATGTGTTCTTTTTCCTTGAGTATTAAATACTTTATTTGGTGCATTTTTATTTGAATATGTTGCGTGATTATCTGTTGAGTATGTTATCGTATTTGATTTATACCCCTCATTTGTTCTTGCTAATGAATTTGTATTTTTTAAGAAAAACCAAAGTTCTTGTTGTGCTCCATATTTGTTAATGAATATAACTTTTTTTCCATCACCATATTTAGTACAATCTATTCTTTTAACTGTTGCAGTAACACCATTCCAAACTGTACTATTTGTAGACCCACTTAATATAAGCGCTGATAAAACACCTCCATTATCAACATTTGGCAATATAACAGCCTTCCCTGTTGGTGCTAATACTGTAATATTAAAAGTTTGAAATGAATTAATTTCATCTGCTATTAAAAATCTAGGTCGTGTTTGATATACCTCAGGATTAGAGTTTTCTGTAAAAGTTCCATATGATTCAAAACCTCTGTCAGTAAAAGTTGTAGCAGAACCAACTACTGTAGCAGTTCCATTTAACCCTGCGTGATTTGTTAATGTTGTTACAATATCCACATATTGTGCAATAAAATCAGTCTTATATTCTATTTCTAAATAATCTCTAGCTAGTTCTGATATATCAAAATTTACTGATGTTGATGGTGCTACATTTTTAATTAATGTATATCTTAAAGTTCCATCAATAGCCACCGTGCAAACAGTTGATAATACTCCTGATGCAGGAATTTCTTTATGCTTAAATTGTGGACTTCTTAATGCTATATCTGCCATTATATTTTAATTTTTTTGTGCTAATAATATTGATTTTTCAACATCTAATGAAAATGAATTAACCAATTCAACAGGTAACCTTTCTAATGCTGCTTCAAATGGCTTACTAAAAAACATTGTTGCTTTTATACCTTTATTCTTTATGCTATTGGCTAAGATATACCCCATTGATTCATATGTTCCAAATCTTCCTTTTTTATCTCTAGGCTGCAGCTTTCTGTATTTTGCCCATTTAGAAAATATCTTTGTCTTATATTCTAAACCTTTTAAATTACTACTTGCTTTGTATGAAAATGGTGAATTTTTATTTTCAATATAATTACTTTTAACACCTTTAACCCCTTGGTCTTGAAATGCACCATAATCTTCCATAAAAAAATCAATGATAAAACCATCACCTGATTCTTCTAATTTATAACTCAATGAATTATAAAGTTCTTTAGTGTAGTTACGTTTTCCTTTTGTAAGGTTGCTCCTTGACTGCTGAATAATATAATTACCAAACTTCTTTAATTCTTTATCTACCTCATTAAATTCCATCAGCAAATATAAATGTCATTATAAATCTGTATGTTCATTGTTGCAGTCCATCCTGCTAATTGGTTTTCAAATCTGTCATAAAATGGGTCAAGACTTGGACTACCATCTAATTGATACATATCTGTATGTAGGTTACCCATTCTTAACTTCTGTATCAGCTTATTTAAGACCCCTAGTTGAGTGTTTAAAATATTCTGAACATCATTATTGCCTGTAAAAATATCTTCTGTTTCTAGCTTTGATTGATTTACAATATCACAAGCCAATACACTTATATTAAAATCCAATGTCTGCTCATTTACAACTACGTTATTTACAATGATATGTCCTAATGGGAATATATCCTGCTTATGTAGATTAACATCGCTTACATCGCCTGTAGTGACTGTGTTAATATTTATATCTAATAATAACTGTGATTTAATTGTTTCAGTTAATTGGTAAAAACCCCTTATTCCCTGATTGCTCATTTGAATTTATTTTTAATTTGTTTTGCTTCTAGTTCTGATTTTTCTTTCATAAATTCTAAAGCATATAAACATTTATGTACATTTAATTTAGTGATATCTTCAATTCGTCTAACATCACTTTGAGCGAGTGCAGCGAAGATGCTTTGATACCATCCATACTTTCTTGAAAAATTTGTTGCTCCATCAAGTTGTCCATTTGATTGTCCTCCAAATAATCCATCATAACTTTCGACAAGTCGATTCCTAAATTGTACAAAAAAAAAACTGCACCAAATACTACATCCATTGGAATTTCCTGCAGCAAATCTTTAGATTCAACATCATAATCTTTTATAAGGTATTTATCACCTATCTTTTCTTTGATAGGTCTAAACAATACGTTCATTGCTATTTGCATATTCTGCCAATCACCCATATAAGTATCCAAGTCTACATATTCACCTAATGAAATTTCGTCAAGGTTAGGAATTAACCCATATTCAATGCCACCTAATTTAAAGGTTCTTATCAGTTGAGGTTTTTCTTCAAACATCTTATTGATAATTTGAACAACCCTGTCAGCATCAGTTAGTTTTAAAAGTCTAACACTTTTGGCATCTAGGTTACAAAATATTTCTATCATTTTACATTGCAGGAAATATGAATCTTCATTGCTTTCTTGTATTTTTAGAAACTTCTTATATTGCTTCAATGATATCTCAGATAAACTGCTTGGTATTGTTAATTCAAATTTCATAATAGTATAACGTAATTAATTTAGTTTTTTATTTCAATAAAGGTAATAAAAAAAAGGTAGCCATTTCTGACTACCCTTTTAAACAATGCTGTGTTCCCCAACTAACAGCATCATATTTTTTTAATACTATATCATACTTGCCTTAAAACAAGTTCCTGAGCAGTAACCTGCATCTGTTTCTAATGGTTCACCACATTCTGAACATTCATATTCTTTTTGTTCGTGTGGATTTAAATAGTCATCCCAAGCCATATCTTAAATGTTAAAGATTAAACCTACAATAAATCTACCTATAAAATAACTAGGTGCTAATATCAATACTAATGTCTGTAATTTTTTCATCTGTTCTGTTTTAAAATTTATATTAAGATTTCGGTGTAATCAAATTCATTGCTACAGCAAGTTCTAATAATGTTCTTCTTTGAATGCATAAAGGAGCGTGAGTATAAGTATTTTCTAATCCTAATTCTACTAATTCTTTAATCGTTTGTTTGTTTGTGTTCATATTAATCATAATGTTCTGTTTTAATTAATGATAAACAAATATATAATTATTTATTTAATAAACAGTAAATTTAATAAGTTTTTTTTAGTGAAGTGTATATTTTCCAAAATTAGGTTTGCTTAGAACTGAATAAGTAGCATAGCGAATAGCATCAATTAGGTGGTTATTTTTATCAATTGGTTTATTAATCATCTTACCACTTCTATCTTCTTGCCATTTATAGTTCCTAAATTCCTGTATTGCATTATGGCTATCTTTTAAGATATGTATTTTAAAGCGTTTTAACAAGTCTATTCCTGCATTAACACTATCAGCACCTTTTAAACTTGGTCGTACATTCCAACCCATCCTACGCAGTTCCTCAATCAATCTAGGTTCAGCTGAATCAAAATAAATTGTTTCCCTTTCTATTCCTACATTTTTCCATTTCTTATGGATATCAATGGTGGTCATTTGTGTTTGATATAAATGTTCTTGAATATACAAATCATATTCTTTTCTATAAACACCTACCAAAGTTGTAGGGTCATTTGTATATCCTGCATCTGCCCCAAAGCTAATAAATTCTGCATCTTCAGGAATCTTATTTACCTCAACATAATTAAAAATTGTAGACCTACTAACTCCTTTTATACCTAACCCATAGATTTGCCAATACTGTTCATCAGTATGTTTTAGCCTTTCAATTTCTTCTTTAATTGTATCACTAAGGAAACTATTATCCAAATAAGTAGTAATATTAAAATCGGCATCTTTTCTTGGTATTACCTTGTCATAAATCCAATGGTATTCGTCTGATGGATTAAAGTCAAGAATGATTTTTTCTTCTGTTCTAAATACTAATTGCTGCCAATCTTCATAATCTAACTCATTTGCTTCATTGATGAAAAGCAGGTGTCTTTTTCTACCTCTAACCTTTTGAGGTTGGTCTAATGAAATGAACTCAATTAGGTTTCCATTTAGTTTGTATTCGTGATTTGATTTATTATGGTTGTCTTCAAAATAAGACTTGTGTAGTTTTAGTATATCAAAAAAATCCCTCATTACAGAAGCACGAACTGAAGGAAATGTTTTTCTGCAAATGGTAATAGTCTTACCTGTATTCTTTAATGAATAATGGAAGATGATATACAGCAGGACATTATAAGTTTTTCCACTTCTTGTTCCGCCTTGCTCAATTGTTATTTTGTTTTTTGATTCTAAAAGATGCTCAAAAACTACGTTAGTCTTTATCTTCACGCTTTATTATTTCTATTTCAAAATGTGTTGGCATTCCATCTGCACCTGTAATTTCTTGTCTTTCAACATAACCTCGTCTTTTACCTTTTGTCTTTAGGTAGAATATTGTAGCTGCTGTTGAATCTGCTGCTATCTGTTTATGTAATTGGCTTTCTGCAAAATCTAAAGCTACATTTTCTATTTCCTGAACATCCTTTGCAAATACACTATCTTCATTTAGCCATTTGTAATATGTGCTTCTAGGTATGTCTGCTTTCTTACAAGCTACTGTAACAACTCCTAAACTTTGCTCTAGTGCTGCTAATAGTGATTCTTTTTTTATATGTCTACTTTCGTTCATTTTATATTAAATATTTTTTTTGTATATTGTCGTCTCAAATGCGATGGTAGTGTAAAAGTAACACATCTAGTATCCAACTAGAAGATGGCATTCAAATTGACCCCATCGCTCTAATTAATATCCCTGCGTTCTTGTAGGGATATTTTTTCACCCTTATACATTCCTGCACCTTGTTTGTCTATTTCTTTAAAATTTAAAATAGGACAAGTTATTTTTGAAGACTTGTTAATTAAATAAATGTATCTATTTTGAAAACCTTTTAATGCTTTTGCTCCATTAAAGTCGTATTTACTATCTCCACGTTTAGCCACTATCTCTCCTGATGCTAGTTTATAAATTGTACCATTTTTATTTATTTGTGTTAATTTAAATCCACTTGCTCTGTATATCGTTCCGTCTCCACATTGAGTTGCATCTGAATAACTTAATATCCATTTTATTTGAGGTGCATTTTTTTTAATTAATCTTATGCTAATAGCGATACATCTACTTTCAGAATACTTAGGAAGATAATCATCAAAAGCCATTCTGTTTAACTCTAGCATTTCATTCCACTTTTTATTTAAATCTTTTATTCCTGTATCAACTAATCCTAAAACATTTCTTTTATCCATAGGTGACCCATAACTCATAACTCCGTGAAGTGTATTATCTAAAAAACAACCAAAATGCAAATTACTCATATTAACAACCTTTCCTGAATAGTGATTTTTCTTTACAAACTCATTTGCTATTTTGCTAGGGATGACTTTTACTATTATTTCCTTTGCTCTGCCCATTGTGATATAATTAAATAAAGTGCGTTACCATTTGAGTTTTCATTTCCAAAGGTTTCAATGTATTTATACTCCTCTGTTTTTTTTACATCTGCTATTGCGTTTTTTATTTGCTCTGCCTGTGCATCTGCTAAAGTGTAAGTTTGTTGCTGAAAAGGTTCTTTGTCTCCGTCAGGTAAACTAAAATCATCGCTTGTTTCTATATCATCCATATTCTGCCAAGCATCTAATCCCCATTCCTCAAGGTCTGTGCTTTTCCATTCATTAGCTAAAACATCCCAATCCCATTCACCAAAACCTACATTGTCTTTAACGATGAATTCCTGTGCTTGTTTATCATCTAAATCTGCTGCCTGTATAATATAGACTTCTTTTAGTCCAAGTTCCTTACAAGCCTTGTAACGCATATTACCACCTAAGATAACATTGTCCTTATTGACTATGATTGGTCTAAGTGATAGCATCTCAGGAAATTCATTTACACTATTAACAAGTTTTTGAAACTTATGCTTGTTGATTGTCCTAGGATTTGCAGCATTTTCTGTTATTGAAGAAATGCTTACCTTTTCTATTTTAGCTTTAATCATTGTTTATATTTTTTAGCAAGTTACAAAAAAATTATTTTCTGTATTATTAATCTTCATCATAAGAATTACCCCCATATTCACAACGCATAATTTGCATCGATTCATCAAAATTTTGTTGTTTTTTTATCTCTGATTTTTTTAATGGGTATGGTCGAAAAGGGTCATAGCAAGATGATTTAGGATTTAAATACAATTTTTTATGTAATTTACATTTTTCTTTATAAGTCATATTTGTTTTTTCTATAAATTCTTGTAATTATTAACTGAAATAATCCAAAGTATAAAACTATATCTTCTTCAAATGTTTCTTCATCTTCAAAAGGGTAATGCCTGATACCAAACAAAACCCCTTTAAAAAACCCTGCTTTAATTTCATAACGTAATAATTCCATTGTAAATGTTTCTATTATAACGTAATAAAACCTAAATCTTTCATTCCCAATCTTCAGGGAATAACTTTTTAGCTATTGCCTTTCCTACTTTTGCTACAATTACTGCAACCATTATCCAAAAAATTGCTTTTATCATTTTAGTTTATTTTAATTAGTTGTTTTTGTCGTTAATATTTCAGTGATTATGATAGTCAAAAAAGTTTGTCGTTAATTTATACACACCTAAATCATATACAATTCAGTTGTAAGTAATTATTTTTTCTTCCATTCCCAACTTTTCTTCACTAAATCTATTGTCTGAATTACTTCACCAACATAATCTTCAGGTATTTCTTTTAATACTTTTAATATAGGATTGTTTTCAATTTTGTTTTTTAAAGCATTGTATTTAGATTCTAAGTTGTCAAACTTTCCCTGCAGGTAATGCAACTTGTCAATCTCATCGTATTGCAATTCACTTTTAAAATTAAAGCACCTTTCTAATTCCTGTAAATCATTATTATACTTTCTGTAAATTGGGTACATCTTAACTGAATGAATAGCTGTTGCGTGATGCATAGTTTTTCCTTCTGATTCAAAGTATAATGAAATGTTTGTCCACCTCATTCCTAATTTTTCTCTAAGGATAAAACAAACTAACGCCCTTAACTCAACGTGTGTTCTGTTTCTTGTATTTTTGAAAATATCTATTCCTGACATTTCTTTTACACTATTACCTATTTTTTGTATATCTTTTAATACCATAATTTACCCTATTGATGTTGCTCCGTTATTTTCTAATACTTTATCTGATAATTCTGTGATTGCTTCTTTGTCTAATTCATATGCCAAACATATTTCTTGAATCTTACAAAAGTCATTAAAGTCAAACTTATTTAAAAGCCATTCTAAAAAAACCATTTTATTTGTCGTTAGCTTATCAGCAAGGTCACTTTCATCAACTTCTTCTACTTTGTTATAGTAATTTACCTCTATTTCTTTTAAGTCGCTTATAGTCCTTCTAACGTTGTTTCTTACTTTTTGCTTGAATAAACCAATCTTATCAGCATCTTCTAAAAAATGCAGGTTGATAAATGAAGTTAATATTGCTCCACTTATTTTTTCTAAATCTTTCTGTCTCATAATTTGTTTCTTAAAAGTTCTATTTCTCGTTCTAGATAATCCTGTGCTTTTAATAAGTCACCTAATTCATCAGTCTTTTTTCCTGCTCTGATAATATATTTTAATACGTTACCTCTGCTAAAGTTTAATTCGTAATCATTAATTACATCAATAACATCATAATCTTTTCCGTTATCGTAATGGATTTGTGTTGCTTTCATTCTGTTCTTAGTTTTAAAAGGTGGTAGCATTCAGCATATTTCTGTCTTGCTTTTCCCCTGTATTCTTGTTTAAATAATTCATACAGCTTTCTAGTATATTGGTATTTCGTTGTGCATTCTGCAAAGTACTTTTCTGCAAACCTTTTACCTTTTCCTTTAAAGTAGTTTACATTGTCAGCAGTATCACCCATAATCATTTGCTCATAGAAATTATACATTGCTTGGTCTTCTGATATGTCAAGTATTTCTTGGTGCTTATAATGATAATTATACATAAGGCAAGGAAACTGCTTATAGTCCTTGTCTATTGATACAATCATAACTTCATCCCTTCCAACTTCTCTGCTTAGATTAAACCAATATCTTGCAACCATATCATCTGTTTCAATTCCATAACCATAAACTGAATCGTATTGGTCTTTTACAAATTGGTGCATATCATTTAATAATGGTGGTAATTCTGCTTTTTTCCTATTGGCTTTATACTTACCTGTAATTAGCTTTCTAAAGTTACCTTTTGAACCACTAAATGTAACTACCCTATCAATGCTGTACATATCTTCCAACTTGTTTACAATAGCCATAAACTGTTGGTCAAACTTATTTCTAGCATCAGCTATATCTGTATAGTATTTATCATCTTCAGGATGTTCTCGTTTCTTGTAACAACTTGCAAAAATTAAGCTGTCTGCATCTACTAATAAAATCATAAGTCTTGTATTAAACCTTCTATTGACATATAACACGCTTCACATTCGTGTACTTCTGAACCACCTTCTTTAATTTCACTTATTGCTAATAGATAAAATTCTTTTATTTCTATTTCAATAGATGGATAATTTAAAATACTATCTAAACAATAAATTGCAAGTTGTTTTATTTTCATAATTCCTCCAATGATTCTTTGATTGATTTTAAGTACATTTCCTGCATCTTTTTATTTTCCTTTACAACTTGGTTTATTATAAAAGGTAAATCTTTATACAATTGGTCTGTATTAAACACTATCCAATTATCTTTTCCATATCCGATATGCAATTCTCCGTCTTGGCAATAAAGATGATTAGTTTCGTGAATGTATGTAGTTTTTTCTTTGCTCATAATTTAACATTTAAATGTAAATAGTTTTTATTTTCTTTAACTTCTTTAACCTGATAATTGATAGTTATGTTTGTGATATTACTATCATTGTCTGTGTGATGCTCTATTAACGTTTTAAGGTCATTCCAAGCTGCTTCATTTACCCTCATACTGACCAACAATTACTTAATTTATACATTTTTATAAAATCAAATTCTTCAGTTGAACTTGCTGCAGGAACACCCTTGTCAGGTGTTATAGATAAATCTGAACTATGGTAAGTTCTACTAACTTCATAACTCCTTTGGTCTTGGGTGACTATCAATAATGTGCCACCCATTTCTTTTGTATAATATGCCATCTTATTTGATTAAAGTTAAATCCAATTCACTTGCTACATAATTGATATGCTTCTGAGTTGTCATAGACCAATACCCTAATTGGTATAATTTATCTTCTGCTATGGTTGCAACGTGAGTTGTATAACTCCATACCTGATTTCCTTTGATAGTTAAATTCTGCTTGTACTTTGATAATTGATACATCTGTTCTGTTTTTAAGATTAATTATTTATGTAAACTTTTTTTGATATTTCAAGACCTTCATCTAAACCTTTTTTAAATTCCTTAGTTGCTAAATCACAAAGGATATTATTTAATTCAATGAATTGGTCTGCATTTGTTTCTAGGTTTAAAGCCCTTAGCCTGTCATATGCTTTTGATAATTCTGATTTTTGTTCTGTTGCCATCTTGTTTGTTTTAATGGGGTTTTTACACCCCTTTGTTTTTGTTACTATTGTTAGTTAAATTTAATGTAATAACTATCGTAAATCATTTGCTCCTTATCATCAGGGGATACCCCTCCATTAATAAAACAACCTTTTCCAAATATCTGCTGTAATTCGTGGTCTTGTATATTATTCTCATCATCTAAAATTATACAAAATTGTGGCTTACCATTATACCTATTTAAAGAAATCCCATTTCTGTGTATTTTTTTATCATTAATGTTTTTATTGTAAACCCAAACGTGGTCTACCTTTGCTTTTAAACTTCTTTGAAACTGTTCTTGTGTTAATTTAATTGCTTTCATAATGTTCTGTTTTAATTATTAATTATACACAAATATATAAATAATAATCTTATAAACAATAAATTTAATAACTTATTTTTCAGAAATATTAATATTTATAATACTAGCCTGATTTTCAGTTAGTAAATAAACATCTTTTAGAAGTCTTTTTTTTGTCCACATAGTAGTATCAGGACAATATTTTTTCACAGGTGCAGGTAACTCTATTGTATTAAGCCAATACAAGAAGTTTCCCTTTGGGTCATTAACAAAGTATAGTTTTATAACCTTTTCATCTAATGCCATTAAGGCATCATACTTATCTTTTTCAAGCATTTTTTCATCATAATGCTTATTCCTGAATTTCATTTCAATAACGCAGTCAATTCCTTTTGGTGTTTTACCAATAGCATCATAAATTGTAAATCCTTCACCTGTATGTTTTAAATCCCAACCATCTAAGTTCAGCAGAAAGACCACAGCCTTTTCCCACTTGTTAATCTTTTTTATCCCCATTATCCCAAATGATGTTCAAATCTTTTATCCATCTTTTTATAACTTTAGGGGAGCAGGTGCAGGGTTTGTAAAATGTATGTTTGTAATACTTTGCGTGGAGTTGGCAAACCAATTCAAATTCGATAGCTGATATGTGCTGTCCATTTCCCAATCTAAATTTCTGCCAATCAATTCTGTCTTCGTTATCAAATTTTACCATCTTTTAATTTTTAAATCATTTAGGTTTTTTCTTCTTTTATCACAGTTGCATTTGCTTCCCATAAATGTATGATATTTTTCTACAATAAATTTGATGCCTGTGTATTTTGTTATGTAATAAATAAAGTCTCCTAGTTTCATTTTATTTTATGTATTATTTTATGACAGCTAACACATACAACTTCTAAATCACTTAGTGATTCTTCCCCTATTGTATTATAATTCAAATGATGTATTTGTAATTTTTCAGTATTTTCACATCTACTGCATTTGTAATTAGCATATTTCAACATTTTATTTCTTTTATCGTGCCATTCTTTAGTATTTAAATAAGAATGGTAAACTTTTTTGTAATGTCTGCTAATTAATAAAACTTTTGTTTCAACATTAAAAATTTCATTAAAACCATAATCTGTTATTTCGTGTTTCCCTAAAGATGTATCATTATTTATGTCAAACTCATATACTAAAAAACCTTCTTCTAAATTGCTTATTATTTCTTCTATTTCAAAATCTTGCTCTAACATAAATAAAAATTTAGTTAAGTCTTGTTTACCTAAATCAATATAAATTTCTTCTTTATTTTCATATTGTATGTAATTAACATTTTTAATATCTATAATAATTTTTTCACTATAACTATTTATAAATTTTAATAATATTTCTTTCATCTAAATTTTGTTAAATGTTTATTGTCAATTACATATGTTTCACCGAAGCCAAAATCTTTTATTTCTTTTACTTCTATTGCTTTTTTTCTTTTTATGTGACCTATCAGCTCAACAGAATTTTCCTGAACCCAAGCAAGAACGTAATGGTTTGCAACCTTTCTTTTAAATTGATTTGCAAATAATAATAAAGGAGGTCTGTTTTTAGAATTAGAAGATTTAACATCTACTCCATATTTAAAATCATAACCTGAATCACCTTTCCCAATTGTTAAAACATCTACTTCTTCACCTGTATGGATTGAATATGCAAGTTCACCAATTACACCAATGTAATGCCTCCACCAAGCAGGTTTGCTTTTAAAGAAATTAGAACTATTTTTTGTATCTGCGTGATTCATTGACCCTGAGCGTTTCATTGCTAAATCTTTGCACCAATCTAATTGTTCGTCTGTTAATGTAATTGTCATATCAATTTTTTTAATTTGTCCTTTACCTTTCTGTAGGTATTATAAAGCGAATAATATTCAATATACGAATTTCTAGAAAAATCAGCAATGCTTTCCCCTTCGTTTATTATTTCAAAAACTTTTCTATCGTACCAAAACATATTATTTAATTCATCTTTTACAATACCATATGCTTCATCATAATCAACATCAAAATCATATTGAGATAAATTTGTATCTTCAATGTTTATAATTTTAATATTCTTGCCTTTTCTTTTTAAATCAATGTATAAAGTTTTTAGGACTTTAAAGATGTAGTAATAGTTTATTTCATTTTCATACATTATTTCTAAGCCATTTTCTAACTTCAATAGTATTTTTATATACATTTCTTGTACAATGTCCTCTGCTATTGTTTTACTGCATCCAAAAGACAAAACTATGTTAATCCAAGTTTTATGCTTCTTTGCCAACAATATCATTTTCTTTTGTACCATTTTATTATTTTAATGGGTCATATAAATCCCCAACTATTTGAGGTAATCCAAATTCATTAACTTCAAAGCTAAATGTTTCAAAAGCATAACCTCTGCTTCTACCACATTTAACAGTCACCCAATCTTTGTTCACAGTATTGGCTTCTAATTGTATAACTGTCTCTGCTTTCTTTTCTAAGAATGAACCAAGATGTCCTGTGCCTAGTTTTGAACTTCCAAAGTTTTGATGTATAACGTTAATAATGTGACATTTGTATTTTGCTGACCATTCCATTAATTTTTGAACCACCTGATTGCTTTCTGAAATGTTATTTGCATCTGAGCATAAATCAGCAATTCCATCAATAATAACTAAAGAAGGTGTTTTAATTTTTTCCCTTAAATAGTAATCTATAAATTCAATTCTCATTTTATAATCGATTGACCTTAAACCAAAGGTATGATAAATTTCTGAATCTATATTTGAATCCATTTTATGAACCCTTTCAAAGACCTTTTGGCAATGCCACAATCCTTGTTCTGTGTCAATATGTACTAACTGACCATCATTACCCTTATGCCCTTTAATATCACCTCCAAATTGATTTGAACCACTAAGGTAGCAGGAAGCTAATAATGATATAAAAAAAGTCTTTTTAGTTTTTGGTGGTGCAGTAACTACTGATAGATTTCCATAAGTTCCTATGGGTATTGGAACAATCAAATCACCTTCAATTTTATTTGATTTTATAACTTTCTCTCCAAAGGATAATGCCACAGGTGGATAGGCTATTTTTTCTTTTGAATCTACGAAGCAGTCTTGTTCTATAAACTGCATCAACATATTGTGTTCATTCTGTTTTTCTGTCATTTGATAAATATATAAAAAAAAAGGCATAGATAATAAAACCTACACCTTTTAATTAAAAATGGTTAGTTTTAAAATGGTAAATCTGCATCTGCAGTTGCTTCTACTTTTGCTGCTTCTTCTTCACGTTCAGCTAGTTTAACATTTCCATCAGTCCAAACAACCTTTCCATTTCCTAGGTAGTTCTTTGCAACTTTTGCATCACGTTCTTCTTTAGTTTGGCTATCCATAAAAGCAACATTGTTTCCAAATCTAGTTTCATCTTGAACTGATATGGTTAAATTGTAATATACTGCTCCATCTTTTCCTTTTACAAATTTTTCCTTTGGTAATTTGTCAACTCTAATTGACCCTGTAATAAGTGTACTCATAATTTATTTATTTAGTTGTTAAATCTTTAAACATTAATTTTCTTCTAATCCAAGCTGATTTTGGTAGTCTTTCTTTTTTACATTCTTTTGTAATATACTCAAAATCTTCTTGGGTTACTCTAATAGTTATAATTTTGTTCATATCTATTTCTTTTTAAAGTCTTCAGATTCATCTTCACCAAAAACCCCTAGTTCATAAAAGCCTGTAAGTTTTAAAACTGCCCTGCTTAATGCTCGTTTCTCTGCCATCTCAGCAACATACCAACTATTACAGTTTCCATCTTTGTAATTAGCTGCTTTTAAAGCACTACCAAAAGTTTCTAATACTGTATCAGGTTTACTTGAAATAAATGCCTTAGCTTTAAATACTGCAAAGTTAGTTTCACATTTTACAACTTCATAAGTTATAGTAATGTTTTCTTTTGCTTGGATTTTTTCAATCCCTTGTCTTGTGATAATCACATAATGCTGATGCTTGTAAACATCATCTTTTTGCAAATCATACTTTTTGTAAAGTTCTACTAATTTTTCTCTGTTCATTGTATTTGATTTTGATTCATAACTTCTAATTGTGCTTCTAAACATTCTAAGTTGCTTAGTAATGCTTGAACTCTATATTCGTACTCCTGAATAATCGTTGAGGTTGTTTGGTTTGAAAAGTTTATAGCCATCTTAATCTAGATTTAATAATGTTGATTTTGCTATTTCTAACCTTCTGTAAATTGCAATCTGCTCAAAAGCATCTGCATTTAATACAGCACCTTGAAGCTGTTCTTCTAAGGATTTAATTTCCTTACTTAATGTTGTTCTTTGTGTTTCCATTCTGTCTGTTTTTATATTTAATTTTCTTTATTTTCTAAATTTTCCAAAGCCATTATACAATGCTCTAATTTTTCTATGTCATCCCAAAATACTTGACCATCTTGAAACTTGATATTTCCTAGAGTTGTTTTTAATCTTTCTTTAACTGATTTAATTGAATCTTCAACTAATAAATTTAAATTTTCTAAAGCCATTCTGTCTGTTTTAAATATTAATATTAAACAAATATAAACAAAAAATTTAATAACTAGAGTTTTAAGCAAAAAAAAAGGATAAAAAATTAATTTTACCCCCTTTCTTTAACAGAACAGAACGTTCAAATGTAGTGATTTACATTGATTCCACAAAGGTTTTGTATCTTTTTATCATATCTTCTAATTCAAAGTCTGCTATTTTTACTATCTGCTGTGCCTTAATGTGTAATCTTCTTGCTGTTCCTTCACCATATTTAGCATCTAGGTTTACAGCAAATTTATACTGCTCCCCATATTTAAAAACGTTACATCCTGCACATTGTACTTGACAGTTTATTTCATCCCATCTAGTTGAATAGTGTTTACGAGATTGGAAATGTCCGTTCTGCAATTTCTTCCAATGGTCTTCTTTTCCACAGGTGAAGCAAGTAGCTTTTTCATTATCTGAATTTTTAAGTCTGATATATTGGCTAAATACAGTATCTAACTTTTTAACTAATTTGCTTCTAGTAAGTTTTTTTCTAGATGGCATTGTCTAAGATTTCAATAATATGCCTGATATCACTTCTTTCAAATTTACCTTCTATCTTTCCATTGTATGTTTCAAAATTAATCAAATACATATCTTTTTCTTCTTTTTTATCTTCTTTGTAAAGGTGTTTTACATCTAGTTTAAACTTCATAATTTTAAATTTTTGATTAAAAGATTTTTTTTTGTAGAATAAAAATAATAAATTTGAATTTTTTATTTACTACAAATATCTAAATATATATCTAAAAATATATATAAATATTAAAACAAATATAATAAAAATAAATATAAATATAATAAAAATAAAGACTTAGGAATTATAATCAAAGATTACTTTCCCATTGATTTAAACTTTTCTACCCCTCTAGAACCAAAATAAGCTACATAAACAGTTATTAAAAGTGATTTAAGTAAATCTATCCATTGACTATCTACTCCAAAATCAATATTTAAAGAATCTAACAGGATTAAAAAAATCATTGATACAGTCAAAAAGATTAAAGTCATCGGTCTTGTGTTCTTAGATAACCAACTATCTGAAGCCATATCTGATTCCCAACGCTTAGTCACCTCCTGCATTTCCATTACATCTATTTCAAGCAGTTTTAAAGCAATATCTTTATCTTCCTTTGATATATTAGTATCTTTTTGAATTAAGTCTTTAGCCTTGCTTAAAATACCTACAGATGGAAATACATCACCTATTATGTTTAAAAGTTTAGGTGCTGCACCTTTAAGAAATTTACCAACCTTAGTTTCTGAAAATTTTTTCTTTGGCATATTATTCTTTTTTATTCTTATTTAATAAATACCATTTTTGAATAGTGTATCCAATTGTAATAGCTAATAAAAGAATCTTTAATCCTACATCAATGTGAGTCATTGAAATTGTAAATGTGCTGAGGTTTATAATTATAGTCTTGTAATCGGTTATCATTTCTTGTCAATTTGTTGTAGCTTTTTAGCTGCCCAATTAATACCTGATGTTCCTCCCCAACCTAACCAAGCAACATAACCTTTGTCTTTCCAAGGTGTACTTTTAAATTCAGGACTTACTTCTGCATTCTTTTGATGTCTCCTAAATGCTGACATTCTAGCAATGGTTTCCCTGCTTATATTTTCACCCTTTGCTAATTGATTTGCCCTAGTCCACCCAACCTGTGTCATACCCTTAACCTCACCTTTGTGTTTATCCCTCCACCTTAGAACTTTCTTAGCATTATTCTTTGCACTTTGTGGATAGTCATTGTAAGTTTCTAAGTTTATCATCTTACCTTGAAAAGAACGATAACAAATGGCTATAGCTTGAGATTTATCGTGATACTGCATTACCTGTGGAACACAACGAATCATAAAATCACTTTGCTTTTCACCTATTTTTTTGTTTGGTATTGGCATATATTAACAATTTTTTTAATCAACCCAAGTATAATAAACCCCTTGCTTTTTAGTAACTAAAACCTGCTTTCTGTTTCCTTCTTTTTTATAAGAAACGTGCAACCATCTTGGTTCATCTCCAAATTCCCAAATCAATTGGTCAAAATCTAAATTGTCTTTGATGTAATGAAACATTTCAAGATTTGTCTTTCCACCCATTGAGTCTATGTCTATGGCTTCACCTTTCATATGTGATGATGTAATAGAGCCTTTTAAGGCAGTATTTAATTCTAAAGACCTAAACATACTATTAACTCTAATTGGTCCTTCTACCCATTCCCTAAGTGGTTCAAAAACCCCTTCAGCTAATACTTCCATATTTTCAATATGTTCTTCTGTTGGCTTATTCTTTATGCCATTCTGTTGAGCATAGTTTGAATTTGTTGCTTCCTTGTAAGAAATGTGTTTACTGATTCTTTTCATAATTTATATATTTTTTATGGTCTTGGAACTTCTGCGTTTCTTGGAAATCCATAGAATTGATGTGCTGCATTGTCAGCAGGGTAAACTTCATTACTTCCAAAGTCTAAGGTATCCGTACTCATTATATCATAAGCCACACCATCGTAGTAAATTGGAGGTGTTATTTCGTGTCCATCGGGGTCATAAGTACCTTGTGTTTTTACTACTTTACCAATGTAAACAACTGCCTTTGTTCCGTTGATATACTGCATTGATGTAACTCCTTCCTCAGTTACTTCTTGCCATACACCTTTATCAATTAAGACTTGTTTACCTTGTTGTTCTGTATCAAATACTGTTTTGTAAATATTCATTATATTTTTGTTAAAAGCGTTAATTCTGCATCTGTTAATGCTTCTTTGTAGACTGCTAGTGCTTTTACTTTGCCGAAGAAAGGAAAAGAATTAGTACCACTGTTAAATGACATTGAATCAAGACCTATTGGGTACGTTACAGAAGAATCAGAACCAATTAAACTCCCATTTAAATAAA